AACCCGATGACGCCCTGCGCCGCCGCGTGCAACTGGCGTTTGAAGGCTTCAGCACCGCAGGCCCGGACGGCGCGTACATCTTCCACGCGCTCAGCGCGCCTGCCGATGTACTCGATGCCAGCGTGGCCAGCCCCGCGCCGGGCGAGGTGGTGGTCACGGTACTTTCCCGCAGCAACGGCGGCACCCCCACCGCCGATGTCCTAGCCGCCGTTGCGGCCACCCTCAATGCCGAGCGCGTGCGCCCACTGACCGATCATGTCACCGTGCAGCCCGCGCAAATCGTCCCCTGGGCGCTGGCCGCCACCCTGTCGCTGTGGCCCGGCCCCGATGCCGCCGTAGTGAAATCTGCCGCGCAGGCCAACATGGATGCCTATCTGGCCGGGCAGCAACGCCTTGGCCGCAGCATCCACCGCTCGGCCCTGCTGGCCGCGCTGCACGTGGAAGGCGTCAAAAACGTCACCCTGACCGCCCCGGCGGCGGACGTCCTGCTTGATGCGACCCAATGCAGCCACTGCACCGGCGTGGCCATAACGGCGGTGGCCGCATGATGAGCACCCTCATGCCACCCAACGCCAGCGCGCTGGAACATGCCGCCGCCGAAGTCTTCGCCCAGCGCGCAAACCTCCCCGTGCGCATCGGGGATTTATGGAATCCTCACGCCTGCCCGGCGGAACAACTCCCGTGGCTGGCGTGGGCGCGCAGCGTGGATCGCTGGTTTCCGGATTGGAGCGAAGCGCAACGGCGGCAGGCGATTTCAGCAAGTTATGAAGTCCACCGCCATAAGGGCACGCCCGCCGCCGTGAAAGCGGCGCTCGGCGTGTTGGGGCATCCGGTGCAATTGCTGGAGTGGTATCAGGCCAATCCACCCGGCGCGCCGTATACCTTCAGCGTTGAAATCACGCCCCGGATTGAGCATACCGGCATCACGCCCGATGCCATGTGGTTTGAGCGCGCGATCAACCTTGTCAATGCCGCCAAAAACACCCGCAGCCATCTGGACACGCTGCGCCTGATCCTGACCACAGGCAAACCCGCCCCCGTGCATCTGTGTGCCTGCACCCTCACCTCGCAGACCATCACGTTATATCCCCCGCAGCCGGGCGATGTGGACACCACCGCGCCGATGACCGGCGCCATCACCCACATCACCTACCAGCGCATTGACCTTTACCCGCTCATGGAGGCGTCGTGAATTATTCCTCGCTTTTGACCGTTACCGGCCAGGCCAAGATCGCCGCCGCCTTGCAGCCCGGCGGTACGCCCCTGACCGTCACCCACATTGCCCTGGGCGATGGCGGCGGCGCGGCGGTCGTGCCCTCGGTCCACCGCGCCGAGTTGATACGCGAAACCCACCGCCAGCCGGTGGACATGGTCGAACCTGATCCCAATGACCCCACCCAGGTCCGCATCCAGTCCGTCATCCCGGCGACTGTCGGCGGCTTCTTCATCCGCGAAATCGGCCTGTATGACATGGATGGCGACCTGGTCGTTTACGGCAACCACCCCGAGACCGCCAAACCCGTCCTCTCATCGGGCGGCGGCAGCGAACTTGTCATCCGCACCCATTTTGCCGTTGCTTCCACCGCTGCCGTCACCATCCTGATTGACCCCAGCATCGTCAACGCCACCCGGGAATGGGTGCAGCAGAAAATCGACACCCACACCCACACCAGCGCCGAGATCATCGAAGTCCAGCGCGCCCGGCGTTTTTATTTCAATCAACTCTAAACTCCAGGAGCCGTCCATGACCGCCATTACTGTCAAAAAAAAGATTGAACCGGCCCAAAACAACAGACTCATGTACACCGTGCCTTATGGTAAAGCGGGAACCTTCAATCTCAACATCTGCAATCTCAATCACGCAGAGATTCGGCGCGTGCGCGTCATCATCACCGATGGCACGCCACATACCCCGGCGGATTACGTTGAATACGCCACCCCGCTCCCGCCCTGCGGTGTGCTGGAACGCACAGGTCTGGTCATGAAAACCGGGGATAACCTGTTTGTAACCTCGCTGGACGGCACCGACGTGTCGGCGCGTCTGTACGGATTTTTGGAGGACGCGTAATGGGCCGCTATCTCAGCCAGGCCCCACGGGTCAAAAAGCAACAGGTGTTCACCGTCTCAGGCACGTTTACGCCTTCGCCGGGATTGCTCGCTGCCGGCGGCGTGGTCGAAGTGCGCTGCGTGGGCGGGGGAGGCGGCTGGCATACAGACACAGTCAGCGACGGCGGCGGTTCCGGGGCGGGCATCACCCCGCTTGTCCAGGCGACGGGCCCTGTTGCCACCATCATCGGAGCGGCGGGTCAGCCGTCCAATCTTCAGGCCGGTGTCAGCGACGGCGGCGGTTCCGGGGCGGATATCACCCGGCTGGTCAAGGTGACGGGCCCTGTTGCCGTCATCATCGGAGCGGCGGGTCAGTCATCCAGTCTGCAGGCGGATGTCAGCGACGGCGGAACAACAAGTTTTGCCGCACTTGTTGTCGCGCCGGGAGGTGTCCGTGGCGGGGCCGGACCGGGGGGCGGAGCCGGGCAATCCACATCCGCAAACGGGATAGCTGGCACTCAAAGACCCGCCGCGTCTGGCCTGTGCATCGTCACCTGGGAAGAATAATCATGAAAATATTCGCACTGATTGAAAACGATATTGTCGTGAACGTGATTGATGTTGGCCCTGAAGGCTGGCCCGAGGGCATTGACATCACCGACATCGCCCCCCGCCCCGGCATCGGCTGGCAGTACGATGAGGACGCCGGATTTACTGCGCCCGCATCGCCGGCACCCATCCCGCAAAACCGCATCATCACCAACTACGCCTTTGACATGCGTTTTACCCTGGACGAGCGCGTGGCCATCGAGATGGCGGGCATGGATGACCCAGCGGCCACGCTGGATGAGCGTGCCCAGGCCGCCGCCCTGCGCGTCTTCCAGGAGCGCGCCAAAAAAGCCCAATTCACCGATCTGGACAACCCGGTAGTGATTACCAGCGTCCAGCAGATGGAAGCGGGCGGACTCCTGGCACCAAGCCGTGCGGCGGAGATACTCGACGCGCCTGTGTTGGACGAAGAACGGCCATGACTCGCATCCGCCGCACCCTTTCCAGCCGACTTGGCAAACCGTGGCGGGACGGATGATGCAAGGTCTATATGAAACCTGCCGCCGCCTGTCCAACCTTGTCCGTCTGGGCACCATCTCGGCGGTGGATCTTGCCCGCGCCCGCTGCCGGGTCAATAGCGATGGCAATCAAACCGGCTGGTTGCCCTGGTTGACGCCCCGCGCCGGGCAAAGCATCGAATGGAGTGCGCCGAGTGTCGGCGAGCAGGTCATCCTCCTCAGCGCCGAAGGCGTCATGACCGGGGCCGTGGTGGTGCGCGGGCTGTATTGCGACAGCTTCCCGCCGCCCGCCGCCGCCGCCAATATCCACCTCACCGTCTACCCGGATGGCGCACGCGTGCAATATGACCACGCCGCACATGCCCTCACCGCCATTTTACCCAGCGGCGGCACGGCAACCCTGACTGCCAGCGGCGGCATCACCCTGAACGGCCCCTTGACCGTGAACGGTGATACCGTCATCAACGGGCAGACGCAGATCAACGGCAACGCCAGCGTCAGTCAGGTACTGACCGCGCAGACCGATGTCATCGGCGGCGGCGTGAGCCTCAAAAACCACACCCATTCCGGCGTCAAGTCCGGCCCGGACACCAGCGCCCCGCCGGACTAGATGGCTTGACTTGATAATCTCAATATGAGATAATTGCTTTATGAGAGTGATTACAAACCGCAGACTTGTCGAGTTTTCTGCCAGGCATCCCGATGCGGGAACTGCGTTACAGGCTTGGCGCAGAGCGATGGAATCCCATACGTTCAGTGATTTTGCGGCGTTGCGGCGGCAATTTGGTAGCGTAGACAAAGTGGGTGATTTGTATGTGTTCAATATCGGCGGCAACAAGTATCGCCTGATTGCTTTTCTGCATGCGGCACATCAATTGGCCTACATAAAACATGTGCTCACCCATACCGAGTATGACAAAGGGGGCTGGAAAAAATGAATCTGGATACTATCCGCACAAACTGGGCAGCCTTGCAAGGCGCAACGGGACTGGGCCCCATTCACAACGATGAAGGCTATGCGCGCATGGTCGCGCTTGCTGATGCACTGATTGATAGCGGCCTTGCGGGCGATGGTGGTGAACTGTCCGGGTTGTTTGCCCTGGTGAGCGGCCTGATTGCCGATTACGACGACACCCATCACGTCGTGCCCTCAGCCTCGCCAAGTGACATGCTGCGGTTTTTCATGCAGCAGCACGGCTTGAAGCAATCTGACCTGCCCGAGATCGGCAGCCAGGGCGTGGTCTCGGAAATACTGGCCGGGCGCAGAATGCTCAATACGCGCCAGATTGCCGCTTTGGTAGCGCGCTTTGGTGTGAGTGCAGACGTATTTATTGAACCGGCACCCGGTTCAACGCATTAGCAAACCCGCGTGTGACATCCTCCCCTTGCTTTAGATGCGACTAAATTGTGTAACCGCCCGTTTTACACACTGAAGTCCTGGCATTTTGCCCGCGCCCGCGTTGTACTGAAACACCCGCAAACGCTTCGCGGATGATTTTCATGCACGGCATGCGCGCCACCACCGGTAAACCGCCGACATCCTGACCACGCCCATCGGCACCCGGATCATGCGCCGTGATTACGGCTCGCAGTTGCCTGCGCTGATCGACCAGCCGCACAACGGTTCCAGCATTGTGCGCATGTACGGCGCGATTGCCACCGCACTGCACCGCTGGGAGCCGCGCCTTACCCTCATCCGCATGGCGCTCTACCCGCAGACCACGCCGGGCCGCGCCACGTTGGAACTGACCGCCCGCGTGCGCCATACCGCCCCCGGCAATACCCATCTGACGATTCCCCTGTTGTTCCACCCCTGACTTCAAGAGGCTCCCATGACTACCGCTTTCCACCACGGCGTGCGCGTGATTGAAATCAACGACGGCACCCGCACCATCCGCACCGTGTCCACGGCCATTGTCGGGATTGTCTGCACCGCGCCGGATGCCGATGCGGCGGCTTTCCCGCTGAACCGCCCGGTGCTGTTCACGCGCCTCAATGAGGCCATGAGCCAGGCGGGCAAGACCGGTACCCTGTTACCCACCCTGAAGGCCATTGCCGACCAGGCGGACCCTCTGACCGTCATCATCCGTGTGCCGGAGGGCAATGATGATGCCGAAACCACCAGCAACGTCATTGGCGGTACCGAGGGCGGGCACTATACCGGCCTTAATGCGCTGCTCTCGGCCGAGGCGGTGCTGGGCGTCAAACCGCGCATCCTCGCTGCACCAGGTTTAGATACCGAACCGGTCGCCAAAGCCCTGGCCGTGGTCGCGGGCAAACTGCGCGCGATGGCCTATGTCAGCGCCGGGGCGAGCGCCACCAAGGAAGAGGTCGCACTGTACCGCGATGAATTTGGCGCACGCGAACTGATGCTGATCTGGCCCGCCTTCGCCACCGCCCGCGCCGTGGGTTTGCGCGCCAAGATCGACCAGAGCATCGGCTGGCATAAAACCCTGTCCAATGTCGCTGTCGGCGGCGTGACCGGATTGACCCGCGACATTTATTGGGACCTGCAAAACCCCAATACCGATGCCGGGTATCTCAACAGCCATGACGTGACCACCTTGATCCGCGCCAACGGCTATCGATTCTGGGGCAACCGCACCTGTTCGGATGATCCGCTGTTTGCGTTTGAATCGGCCACGCGCACGGCGCAAGTGCTGGCTGACAGCATTGCCGATGCGATGCTGTGGGCCGTGGACAAGCCCATGTCCGCCGCCCTGGTACGCGACATCATCGCCTCGATCAATGCCAAATTCCGGGAATTGAAATCGCT